ATACCACTTACACTCTAGTATATTATGCTCTTGTTCGGATGAAGGACTCGGGCGATTACACAAATAATACTGAGATTCCTTTTCGATTTCTTCCATGTTTAACTGCTGGTTTAGCTTATTACATAGCTATGAAAAAAGCGCCAGACAGAATTCAATTATTAAAACAAATTTATGAAGATGAATTTCAAAGAGCAGCCGATCAAGATGGTGAAAGAACAAGTTTATTTTTATCCCCTAAAATTTATTTACCTGGAGTTTAACAATGGGCAAATACGCATCTGGTAAATTTGCAAAAAGAATATCAGATAGATCTGGTATGGCATTTCCTTATAATGAAATGGTTCAAGAATGGAATGGATCATGGGTTCACATCAGTGAGTTTGAACCTAAACAACCTCAGTTAGAACCTTTACCTTTAGTTACTGATCCACAATCTTTACAACACGCAAGAGCACAAATAGCTAATTCAAGAGTTTTTGTTGGTGGTGCTTTAGGACCTATCAATGCAGGTAGAACAGTGGCTACGCCACCTCAAGGAGAAGATGCGGCATATGATGGAAGAGGTTTTGGAACTACTGTAAATCAATTTGAAACATTAGATATGCCTGTTACTAATTTTTATGCGAACGGCGTAGCTTATGCTTCTACACAAAAAAGTATGATGCCTTTAAGTATACAACAACCAAATAAACCTACAAGGTTGATATCTGCCGTAGGTAATGTTACAGTGAGCACGTCATGACCGATTATTCAGATTTAACAGATAATGTAAGAAACTATACAGAAACAAGCAATACTGTGCTTTCGGATGCTGTCATTCAACCTTTTATTGAATCAATTGAAGACAAGGTAAGAAGAACAGTAGATTTAAATTATTACAGAAAATACGACACAGCAACTCTAACAATTAATAATGCTTTTTTACCACTTCCCGCTGATTGGGAAGCAACGAGATATTTGCAATTAATAGATGGTTCAAATAACAGAACTTACTTGATACAAAAAGATATTTCCTTTATGAATGAATACGCACCTGATAGTACTGCTACTGGAGCTGGAACGCCTAAATATTATGCTGACTGGGACCAAGACACACACTATCTTGCGCCAACCCCGAACGCTGCATTAACTGTAGAGCTCGCATACACGTATAAGCCTCCTGGTTTAACAAGTACGAATACATCAACTTGGTTAAGTCAGAATGCTCCAAACGTGCTATTGTATGGTTGTATTATAGAAGCACTTGGATACTTGAAAGGTCCAGCAGATATGATACAATATTACGATAAAATGTATAATCAATCTTTACAGGCTCTAGCCACATATGAGATGGGGCGTGACCGTAGAGATGAATTTCGGGACGGCGTTATTCGTATCCCTCTCGAATCAAGGAACCCATAGGAGATTATTATGGCAATTACTCAAGCTGTATCTAACAGTTTTAAAGTGGAGATCCTGAAAGGCCTACACAATTTTACGGCAACGACAGGGAACGCTTTTAAACTAGCACTATACGATAACGAAGCAACGTTGAGCAAATCAACAACTGCATTTCAACAAACTGACGAAGTAGGAGCATCTGGCACTTATTCTGAAGGTGGTGGAGCATTAACATCTGTTACTCCAGTATTATCAGGCGACGCTGCTGTATGTGACTTCGCAGATGTGTCTTTTACAAGTGCAACTATTTCAGCACAAGCTGCTGTTATTTATAATAGTTCAACTGTAACTGGCTTAACAACAAATGCATCTGTATGCGTATTAGATTTTGGTGCGGTTAAAACTTCAACTTCAGGAACGTTTACTATTACATTCCCTGCTGCTGAAGCAACTGCTGCAATTCTAAGAATAGCATAAGGAGATAATTCATGGCCACCGTCCAAGGATGGGGCCGACAAACCTGGAATTCGGGTGCATGGAATACATTCGCACCCGTTGCCGCAACAGGTAATGGCCTCACGTCATCTCTAGGTTCGTCAACGCTTACGGGCGATTGTAACATCACGCTTACTGGTATAGGCACTACCTCTACAGTAGGGACTGGTGTTGCTACAGGTGTTGCTAATGCAAGTGCAACAGGTAATGCGATCACATCAACTATTGGCACAGAAACTGTCACAGGATCTTCAACTCACACTGTTACTGGTTTAGGAACTACAGCATCACTTGGTGATGAAACCGCCACAGGCGTACCTCAATCTGGATGGAATAGAGGCGTGGCTGGAGACAGTGAAGTTACAATTGGATGGAATGACAACCTTTGGAATACAACAGCTCAATCTTATTCATTTACAGGCACTGAAGGAACTTCATCTGTAGGACAAGCAGTAGGAACTACTGATTTTAATATAATAGTAACTGGTGTAGGTCTGACATCAACCGCAGGACAAGTTGGTGGATTTGCTGAAGCTGGATCATTAGGTTTAACATCATCTATTGGAACTTTCTCAATATCAGGAGATTCACAATTAACTATTGTTGCAGCTAGTGAACCTGAACTAGATATTAATACGGGGAGCGTTGCCGTTGCAATTGGTAAAACAGCTTTCCCAACAGGAAATGCTATCACTGCAAGTCTTGGAACAGAAGTTGTAACAGGAAATGCTATTGTGTCACCTTCGGGTAACAACATTGCTAGTAGTTTAGGTACTGAAATTGCTTCTACTGATGTTAATCTTGTTGGTGTAGGTGGCTTTGTTACAAAAACTGTTACTGTTGTAAATACTGGTTATTCAGGAAATAAATATTTTATAGATGGTGTTCAACAAGAAACTTTAGAATTAGCTGAAGGAAATACATACAGATTTGATCAATATAATGCAAGTAATGATGGGCATCCTTTACGATTCAGCACTACCTCAGATGGCACTCACGGAGGAGGATCGGAATATACAACTGGTGTAACAACAAACGGAACTCCAGGTAATGCAGGAGCGTACACACAAATAACTGTATCTTCTGGTGCGCCTACTTTATATTATTACTGTAGTAATCACTCAGGCATGGGAGGACAAGCAAATACTCCTGCTCAAGATGCAAATCAGTTTTCAGCAAATCCACTAACAAGTTTTGTTGGCGATGTATCCCCTGCTGCAGGTGCGATAGTTGCTTTAACTGGTATTGGATTAACAGCAAGTTTAGGTGATGAAACTCAAGAAACAAGCTATGCTTTAACTGGTGTAGCTTCTACATCTAGTCTTGGAACACTAACAATAACAGGAACTTCTACTTTGACACTAACTGGTGTTTCTGTTACAAGTAGCACAGGGACTTTACAAGGGACTTTTTGGTCTGCTGTGGATGACTCTAACTCGGATATAAGTTGGACAGAAGTTCATCAAGCCGCATAAAAGTTTTGACAAACTTTGATTTTAATATTAAAAATTATATAGGAGATTAGATGAGTTCAACATATTCAACAAGTTTAAGAATAGAGCTACAAGGTTCTGGAGAAAATTCTGGAACTTGGGGAACTATTACAAACAACAATTTTTCACAATCATTAGAATTTTCAATTGCTGGTGTAGTAAATGTAGCATGCGGAAACAATGCTGTAACAACTCTTACAAATGCTGATGGACCACAATCACAAGCTAATAACCAAGCAAGAAATTTACATATAAGACTTACTGGTGCACACAGTGCAATCAGGATAGCTCAATTTCCTGCTACTCAAAAAATTTATTTAATTACTAACGCTACGACAGATTCTGGATCTTCAGGACCTTATGCAATGACTGCAAGGCTTGGAGCTTCTGGCAATACTCTTACAATTGAAAATGGTGCTACTAGATTAGTAGCTACAGACGGAACAAACTGGTATGATGTTTTTGCAGGGCCAGGAACAGTAACTGCTCCAATAGATCTTAACGGTCAAACATTAACCTTAGATGCTGATGCAGACACAACTATTTCAGCAGCTTCTGATGACGTAGTAACTTTTAAAGTTGCCAATGCAAATCAACTAACATTATCAGACGGTGCTTTATCACCATCTACAACGAATGATATTGATCTTGGAACTGCCTCTTTAGAATATAAAGATGCCTTTTTTGACGGCACAGTTCGTATGGACGCTATTGGATTTGGTACTACCTCTATGGCACTTCCAACAGGAGATGGTTCTGATGGACAATTTATAAAAACTGATGGATCAGGTACACTTTCTTTTGGAACAGTATCAACCACAACTAAGTTAGATGATATCGCAACAGGAGATGCAGCCTCTAATTTAGCAACAAGTGCAGGTAATATTACACTTGATGCACAAGGAAATGACACTGATATTATCTTTAAAGGAACTGATAACACTGCTGATATTACTATGTTAACATTAGATGGAAGTGATGCAGGAACAGCAATATTTAATAATCATGTATTACCAAACGCTGATGATGCGCAAGATTTAGGTTCTGGAACCAAGCAATGGCGAGACATATATACAGGTGATATAAATTTAAATAACACCAAAACAAGAGATAATGAAGTTGACGGCACAAGAGGTTCTTGGACTATTCAAGAGGGAGAAGAAAATCTCTTTATTTTAAACCGATTAAATGGTAAAAAATATAAATTTAACTTAGAGGAGATAAAATAATGGCTTTAGTAGTAGGAGGAACAACCGTAACAGGAGCAACATCATTAGATGCAAGCAAGCTAACAGGAACTGCTCAAGCATTTAATGGAAGTAACATAACAAGTTTACCAGCGCCAAGTGCCGCTAATGTAGGAGCAGCAACTGCTCAATTGTCGGCGGGTGATGTTGGTGGTTATGGTACATTTTTAACTAATAGTTCTGGTGATGCACCTAAAACTCAAGGTCAAACACTTTCTGGTGGTTCTATAAAATGGTCAAACTGTTCTGGACATACAAATAATAACACTCCTAGTGGAACTTGGAAAATTGTAGGTCAAGGAATTTGGAATGGTCAAGCACCACAAAGAACTGCTGTATGGTTTAGGATATCATAATGAGTATAACTTTAGTAGCCGTAAGAAATCAGCGATGGAGAACGTTAACAACTGAAAGAACGGATAGTGATGGAGCTACTGTTAATGATTCAAACGGAGATCCAATAATTGACGTTATTACTGATGAGAACGGAAACCCAAGAAAAGCTATTCAATGTCAATGTCAATGGTCTCACTTAGGTGATAGCTCGCAAGATTGGTTAGATTTTACTTGTACGTCTTGGGATACTTCACCACACGGTTCAGCTTTATATACTGCTCTAATGAACGGTGATCACGGCGCTATAGCAGACGAATAGTATTCTATTTTTAACTTTTTCTTTTTGTCAAGAAAACAATTTATAAAAGATTTCTTGATCTACTCCGTACATGTGTTTAAATTAGATCTCACCCAAAAATTATAAATCAAGGAGATATTATGGAAAATCAAGAAGTATTGAAGGCTATAGCTACCCTTGCTGATAAGGTGAGTCGTTACCACGAACGTTTATTAGCAGTGGAAAGAGAAAACGAAAAACTACAAAAAGAATTATTAAATCACAAAGAAATTCCTCACATACATACAATTCAAGGTAAGCCACATAACTCTGATACACAGGTTATGGTAACGGGTTTAGATTCTGATATGGAATGTGAAGCGTGTAGCGCTTAATTATTTAGCAGCTTCGCCTACCATGTCTGCTAAAGATGGAGCAAATACTTTTACATCTCTTTTAATTTTTTCAGCAGTTGTAGAAGTTCCTGGATTATCAACATCTGCTTGAGCTTCTGCTTCTGAGTTATACTCAGCACCAGTATCTACATGTGTAATTGTTGTTTCAGTTTTTACTTTATAGTGTGGAATTTTTCTTCCATCTTCAGTCGTAATGTGACCTAATAATTCAGCGGGTTCAACTATCGGCATTTGTGTTTCTCCAATTTATGTTAAAACTAATAATAACTCTGTCATCATTAGAATTATTTGTTTGTACTTCATGTTGTAACCATGAAGGGAAAAAAATCAAGGAATTTTCAACAGGTTCCCATTGTACGCTGTGAGCGAGGTGTATAGAAGCTTTTTCTGTTTTAGGGGGTGATAACACCTCCGACTGTGGTCTAGGCTCTAGAAACACAATATTCCCACACTTTTTAGGAGCTTTTAAATAAAAAACACCTGATAAATAGTTATAAGGGTGTGTATGTACATTGTTTCGTGATCCGGGTGGGTTTATCATACCCCACATACCCGTCATCTCAGGATTGTAATCATCGTCAACGTCCATGTGATTAAAACAATCTTTAGCGTATTTAAGAATGTCACCAACTAACGGATTAAATTTTTTGATGCTATATATTTCATCATGACTATGCCAACCACCTATGTTTGAGCGAGGCATACCCATCTCATCTTTTTCTCGTAGTTGATAGATGTTATCTATAAGATGTTCGTGGCCTTTTAGTTGTAGTGAAAATACGGGGGTAATAAATAGAGAGTGTAAATTAATCAGAGTTGCCCTTTCGTGACCTCCATAAAACTTGCTATAATGTGCACCTGATTGGCAGCATTTGCTTGAACTTTTAGAATATCACTTTCTTGCAGAACTAAAGGTTGAGTCAATAATTCTGTTGTTGTAACTGTAGCAACACTCTTTGATTTAAATATTTCAAATGTTGCAGCGCCTCGGACAACTTCAACATCAACTAAAGTTGTTGAACCAGAGTCATTGCAAACTAAAAGAGATTTTACTACATCCGTAGTAGGCGGAACAGGTGGCGTTGCACCAGCATTAGCCGTAG